GTCCGGGCGGGTGAACAAAAAGCAGGAGTTGCAAAAAATAAAATAAACACACTTCTGTTTAAAAACGCAAACATTCGTCAATTTCAGTTGAGCTGGGATTTTATGCCGGTAAATTCACAGTTTGCACAACAAATAGAAGAGTTTATTACCACTATGCGAGAAAAAATGCATCCAGAAATCAGTGAAGGTGGTTATGGATATGCAACTCCTAGTTTATTTCAAGCAAAAATATTGGTAAAGGGTAAAGTAATTTTTGCAAGTTCTAGATGTGCTCTTACCAACTTAACTGTAAATCCATTTGCATCTGGATTACCCTCATTCCACGAAGATGGTCATCCAGTTCATTCAAGTGTAACATTGGAGTTCCAAGAAATTATTCCAAATACTGCTTCCAAGATTAAAGAATTGTACAAAGCATAAGGTAACATAAATGTATTTCAATAAATTAGGAACAACTGAATACAATGGTGTAACTATACCAGACATTTTTAAGCGTATAGTCATAGCAAACGATGAAATTGTAAAAAGCAATCTATTTGAACAATATGAAATAATTGAAGGAGAAACACCAGAAAGTTTATCTTTTAACTATTATGGACGGGTGGATTACTATTGGACTATTCTCATAATCAACAACATTAAAAGTAGATTTTTTGATTGGCCCATGAATTCTCAGGAACTTGCTCAATATATTGATTCCAAGTATGGTAACAAGAGTGCTTTGTTTTTTGCGAACTCAAACAATAATATGAATCTGTGTGATACGAAATATATTCGTAAAGGTTCTGCTGAATATGAAGTCTTGGGTTGTGACAGAGATCTGTGTAAATTAGAAATTGAAAAAGTAACAGAAACGCAAATATATGCACAAGACGATTTAATACTTTTGGATAAAACTAGAAAGTATTTAACTAGTAATGTTGTTACTAGAGTGGTTTATGAAAATGAATTTGCAGTACATCACATAGAAGCACAGGACAAAGATAATGATGTTATAATTCCTTCAAAGCAACAATTACTCACATCATATCTTAATAGTGCTGAGATGGGCGGAACTTCCGTCGTATCAAATGCAGATTATGAATCCGCAGAAAATGAAAAAAGAAGAAAAATACTTTTGATTAAACCTTTATATATTAATCAATTTGTAACCAATTTTAAAGCTTTGGCTCAGGCATAATAATATGTTATTTAATGTACTGTTAACCAATAAACCATCCATCAAGTTCAATGATGTTGATATTTCAGATATAGTAAAATCATTAACTATAACTGAAAGTTTATTTGATCCTGTATTAAGAGGACATTTTACTGCATTGGTAACTGGTGATACAAATTTACACCAAATAACAGGTTCTGTTGCAGGATTAACAAAAATAGATTTTTCTTTTCATAGTCTTATTGATGGTAGTCCAGAAAAAGATATAAAATCTAAAGACATGTTTGTCTATAAAATGACACCGGGAGCAGAAGAATCGAATTCCACCAATAAGATAATGATGTGTTATTTTGCATCAAAACCAATGTTTACTAATCAAACTCGTCTGATTTCTAAACATTTTAATTGCACAATTTCAGACATGGTAAATTCTCTTTGCAAAGAACTAGAAATTCAATGTCAAACAGAAGACACCAAAGGGAAATTAAAAAGAACACTATGTTATGATAATCCATTTTCGCATATCGTAAATTTGTCAAAACAGGCAAAGTCATCAAAGAATGAATACGATGTTGATTTTGTTTTCTATCAAGACATAGATCATAAGTATAACTTCAAATCAGTATCTTCATTTAAAGACAAAGAAGTTAAATGGAAATATAAAGTAATCCTTCCAAATCCAGAAATAACGGTTCAAGAAGCAAAATATTCAATTTTAAAAAATAGTGCAAATTCATTCTCTCCATTAGAAAATGCAATGAATGGTTACTATTCTTCCGAGATAATATCTTTCGATTCAACAACTGGCGACTACTATTCAAAAACTCACGTTTACGACAAAAATAAATACACAACAATATCAAAAAGCACAATAGTAGATCTGGACAAAGAACAAGAATTTAAAACAATGGCAAAAAGCGGAGTAACTGTTCGCCGCTTTAATAAGCACAGATTCTTACACGATTGCTCGGAACCAGAACAAGGACAAGATGGTGTAGGCTTACAAGATGATTGGGTTGGACACAGATTGGCTGCAATGCAACATTTGGATCAAGTTATACTGTACCTAAATGTACCCGGTAATAGCGAGATGCGTGTGGGTGATTTGATTGAAGTGAGAAAACCAGTGAATGAATCAATAATAAATGATTCTGAGGCACAAATGAAAGAAAAAGATGTATTCAATACAGGAAAATTCTTAATTGCAGCCATATCACACGACATTGCGGTGAAGTCTGGTGGACCACCAGATGCAGCGACAGCGACATACACAATGAGAATAAAAGCAATAAAAGATTCAAAGGGAGATGAATATGCCTAATGAACTATTGGGTGATCCATCATTTAGATGGTGGTGGGGTTGCGTTGAAGATCGTATAGATCCCTTACAAAAGGGAAGAGTTCGTGTACGCATACACAGTTACCATAGTCCATTCAAGAAAGATATTCCAACAGATGCTCTTCCTTGGGCAGAAGTAGTACAACCAGCAACAACTGGTAATACTCCACAATCTTCTCCTGTTGGTTTGGCTGAGGGGTTATGGGTATTTGGTTTTTTCAAGGATGGTAATGAGTGTCAACAACCCGTTGTCCTTGGTTGGCTTCCAACTCTACCCGAGGAACCACCAAAGGAAGGTACAAAGGGAACGGATACTTTACAACAAAAGGACTCCGAATTTGAAACCTTTCAGAAGAATTATGGTGATGGATTCAGAGATCCAAGAAAGAAAAGCGAACTTAAAGAATATCCTTCAAAAGAAGTCAAAAGAAAATATCCATTTGGTAAAAACAAAGTATCAAAAGAACGTGGTGTTCAATTAGAAGAAAAAGAACCAAAGAAGCAAACCGATAGACACGGTAGAGCAATTGCAATAAATGATGCAACTAAAATTAAAGATACTATTATCGAGTTAAAGAAGACTCCAAGACCAGATGGATTGTATGATAAATCAAAAATTGCTGATATTAAAGTAACAACAGAAAAATTTGAGTGCGGCGTGGTAAATAAAACTGGAGTAAACAAAGGAACTTTGAGTGGTCTTGGTGCTGGAAACAATTCTATAGAAAGCACCATGTTATCGTCTGAGTTTGATAATTGGAAACTTACTAAAGAAAAACCATTGAATTGTGCTGAAAAGGAAATATTGGGATAAACTATGTCAAATTGCGATAATCCACAACCAAATCAAAACCCAGAAACAACATCTGGCAAAGGAATCAAAGGACGAGGCAGACCTGTTTCAGGTAGGAAGCCAAAATTACCAGGCGAATCTAAAGCACCAAACACAACACCGTCAACAAAAGGTAAAACTACACCGAAAGGTGGTTCAACTGGTTCTTCTAGCAATGCTGGTGCTAGTGCTAGTCCATCCGGTGGTGGAGGAGGAGGTGGCGGAAACGGAGGTGGGGGTGGAACTGGGGGAAAATCAGCAAACAAGCAATGGGTGCAACCAGAAACTGAACACGGTAAGAAAAAGGGAAAGAAGATAAAGGAAAAAGATCCTTGCGGTGGTAAAGAGAAAAAAAGCAAGGAATTCAAACCAGTTTCAATTTATCCATTTAACAAGACATTCCAAACGGAAAGCGGTCACGTTATTGAAATGGATGATAGTCCCGGCAGTGAAAGAATATCACTATTCCATAGATCAGGATCGAATGTTGAATTCTATCCAAATGGTGATATGCTCGAACAGCATGTAAGAGATAGTTATTTCCATGTATTTCGAGATCAATATGTGCATTTAGGTGGTTATTCTACGATTACCGTTGATAAAGGACTAAAAGTTCTAGTAAATAACGACGAAGACGAAAATACTCCTGAACAGAATGTAAATTATGATATACACGTTGCAGGAAATGCGAATGTAAACATCTACTTAGAAAAAGGAAATATGAACATTTCCTTGGTTAAGGGTGATGTGAACATGAGACTCGAAGAAGGCGATGTTAATGTTCTACAAGACAAGGGAAATTACAATCACACAGTTGGTGGAGATTATAATTTAGAAGTTGCTGGACATATGCACGTTGTTGTAGGTAAAGATGTAGTAAATGAAATAGGAGGAAACCGCGATGAAAGAATTGATGGTGACTTCGATCAAAAGTACCTTACAAAGAGTTCGGGTTATTTGGGTGAATATTTGTCGGGTGATAAAAGAACTTATGTCAGCGGAAATCAGATAAACGAAGTAACTAATACTATAAGTGAATCCGCAAAGTTTAAAAAGCAAAAATACGGAGCAGATGAAAAGGATGTAACCGGAGCTTGTGTTACAAAAGCCGGTGGATCTTTGTGGCTAGTTGGCAAAACAGTAGCAATACAGTCACTTACCCATATGGTTATTCGTTCAAATGAAGATATGGATATATTTTGTGCAGAACTTGGAAAGGGAAAGTTAAAGATATACTCAGCGGATACTGCCGATTTTATTGCAGAACGCTATGGATCGCTTAGATCTGCACAGGATAAGATTGAAATAAAATCGCCAACGATGGTAAAGGCTTTGACTCCAAAGATATACTTGCCAGAACAAGAATCTGCACCTCCATTCAACCCAGAGGCAAAACCACTGAATAGTGTAAATCCTTCTCAATATTCCGTGCCGGAAGCAGAAAAGACCAAGGATCATATGAAAAATAACAAAAAAGAATGGATAAAAACTAAGGCCAGAAAACAATAAATAAAGTACCGATTTACTAGTAAAAGGGTGTTATATGTTAAATTTACTCAAAACAATCAATCCAGACACATGGTACGCAATAGGAACGGGTATTATTTCTTTTATTCTTGGTATGGGGTTAGCAATAGCCAGAATATTGAATAAAAAAGAAAAGAAATGCAAACATCCTTTATTCTGCAATGGTAGTGGCAAAGACTTCACAAAAGTACACACCCAAGTCAATGAGATGCTAACTGAGACTAGACTGGAACTGGATTGTGCAAGATCTTATATTTCGCAGTTTCATAATGGAGGTGATTTCTTTAGCGGCGAAAGCATACTTAAATTCTCTTTTACCCATGAATCGTGTGGATTAGGTATAGAACAAACTATAGACGAGTATCAAGGTGTATTACTAACTCGATTTATAGAAAAACTCAAAATATTACAAGAAGATGTACCTAGAGTAATTTTTACAAATACACTAACTGACAGTCATTTTAAAGGATTCATGGAATCTAGAAATACAATAGCATTCATAATGATTCCTCTCCGAAAAGACGACATGTTGAGTCCTTATGGATATGTTTGCTGTGAATGGTGTTCTTGGCAACACGCAGAAAAAATAAATGCAGATATTGTCGTAAAACTAATACAAAAACAACTAAGAATTTTGAATACCCTACTATTGGTAAAATAAATGGCAAAAATTAATATAACAGACATCAGCAACGATTTTACCAGCAATCCCGTAACTGGTGATATTTCTGTTAAAAAGGATTTAGATGCCATAAAGCAATCTTTACGAAATCTGTTATTGCTTAATAAATTTGACAAACCATTTAAACCACAAATTGATGTTGGTTTATATGATTTGCTTTTTGAAAATTTCCCAGATCCTGTATTTCAGACAATTATTTCACAAAAAATCAACTACATAATTTCAGAATATGAACCAAGAGTTGAAGTGCAGAAAGTTGAAGTTGAAAACCGATACGAAGACAATTTAATGACAATAGACATTACATTTACGCTCAAAAACGAAAAACAAGCAACTCCAGAAAATTTGCAAATAAATCTTGAGAGGAACAGATGAATCCAGATTTTTCAAAATTAGACTATAACGATATAAAGCAAAATATGATCGCTTTCTTGAAGACTCAAGATAAGTTTAATGGTTATAATTTTGAAGGTTCAACAATGAATATTTTGCTTGATATTTTGGCGTATAATACCCATTATCAAGCATTATATAACAATATTGCTTTCAATGAAGCATTTCTAGATACAGCACAAAAGCGATCATCTGTAATTTCTATAGCAAAAAATTTAGGATATACACCATCCTCTGTTAAGTCTGCAAGTTGCTCAGTCGAAGTTATTAAAGAAGCAAATGAACTTGGTGAATTACCAACAACCGGAACAACAAGTCCATATTTTCTCAGCAAGAACACAAAATTTAAAGTAAACAAAGACAATTCTGTTTATTATTTTCATAATTTGCTAGAAGCACAATTTGTACCAGCAACTTTAGATGATACAACTGGATTGGCATTAACTTATACGACCGGTCCAATAACCCTAAAGGAAGGTTCTTTCAAAGAAATTACCTATACCGTAGATGGAGCAAATCCATTTAAGAAAATGAGTCTAAGAAGTTCTTTGGTGGACACAAGTACCATCACCGTAACTGTACAGAAGAGCAATATTGATACTTCGGGTTTCACCGATATATGGGAAGAATCAACTAATATAACTTCTGTTAGTGGTGAATCTAAAGTTTATTTCCTAGAAGAAGGACCAGACGAGAGTTATAGAATATATTTCGGTGATGGTGTTATTGGTAAAAAACTATCAGAAGGAAATCTTGTAACCATTTCTTTCCTAGAAAGTTCTGGAGAAGAAGCAAATGATATTGGTGTAAATGATTCTTCCGAGTCAAGAGTATTCACTTGTCCTTCTTTGGGCGGAGAAGTTATAATAGCAGTATTAACACCATCTTTCGGTGGAACTCCAAAAGAAACAATTCAATCTATTAAATACAAAGCACCAAAATCATTCACTGCTCAAGAAAGAGCAGTCACCGCAAATGATTATAGTGTAATTTTACAAAAAGACTTTGCATTTATTAAATCTATTAAGTGTTGGGGTGGAGAAGACAACGATCCACCGGCATATGGTAAAGTGTTTATTGCAATAAAACCAGAAAATAGAGCAGCACTATCTCAAACCGAAAAGAACACGGTTCTCAAATCATTGACTAGAAATAGAGCAGTTGTTGGAGTAGTTCCAGAACTAGTAGATCCAAACATAATATACTTGATTATTAATTGTGATGCTAAAATTGATATCGTAAAAAATAAGGGTTCTATCACTCAATTAAAGACAAAGATAGTAAACGAGATTGAATACTACATTCAAACAAATCTTGACGTATTTGATGCAGACTTGATCGCAAACGAATTAGAACAATCAATATTGGCAGCCGACAGTTCAATATTGAGTGTAACTATCACACCTCAATTAGAATATAGATTATCTCCAGTTTATAACGTAAAACAAGATTATTCTATAAATTTTCAAAATGAAATAATAAAGAGTGAATCCATAGCAAAACCAAATATTCAATCTTCTTTCTTTGAACATTTAGATCACAGTAATATCAGCAGAACTTGCAGAATTTACGATGATGGTAATGGAATGCTTTATATGTCATTCAAGACAGAGAATAAAGAGTATTCTGTAGGAAAATATCAAAACTTTGATTTGAGTGTAAACGATCCAGAATCAATTGGTACTATAGATTATACTACTGGAAAACTAGAGATAAACGACATAAAACCAATCTCTTCTGTAAATTCTATTATTAAATTCTTTGCAAATATAGTAGACTCTGATGTGTTTGTAAATCCAAATACTATTCTTAGTATTGATACAATAGATCCAAATGCAGTAGTAATAAACTTTGTAGAAAGTGCATTCAGAAAACCAATTAAATGATAGAGTTAAACGTAAAATATCCAAATGACGGTGATACTATTTTTTCTGAAACAGTATCAATCAACTATCAAGTCAAAGATACTGATGGATTGTTTAATAAAGTTGTATTTGAAATAGATGGAGAAGTAATAGAGAAGACCAGTCGTTCTGATCTATTTCAATTAACACTTGCGGATGGTGAGCATACTTTAGTTGCTTATATCAAAAACAAATACAACAAAGAACTCTTACAAACAAGAAAGACAATAAACTTCTTTACAAAACCAGTAACTCTGGAATTAAAGAATCGTCTATCTTCCGTAGTAAGTTCGACTATACCCGATTTTCTAGAAAAAGATTATGCGGTATTTGTAGATTTCATCAAATACTATTACATCTGGCTAGAATCCACAAAAAATGTAAATCTAATACCCCATACAATTGAACAATTTTTGGATGTCGATACAGTACCACCGGAATTAATTGACACTTTCTACGAAACTTATTTGAGTTCTTTCCCAAAACAATTTTCAAAAGATAAAGAAACCGGCTCAAGTGCAGATGTTACAAAAATTATAAAAAATATAAAGGATTTCTATTCAAAGAAAGGAACGGAAGATTCGTTCAGATTCTTGTTTAGATTGATGTTTGATACTGAAATAACATTAACATATCCCAGAGAAAAGTTATTAAAGGCATCTCAAGCGGAATGGATAAATCCTAAATTAATCAGAATCAAAGATGTTGCTGGAGATGATCTTTCGAGTTTAGTTGGTTCGGAACTTTATGTGGAAGATGATGCCGGAGTTAAGACCTTCTCTGCATTGATTGAAGATTATTACACAAGTTCTTATGGCGCAAAACTAATAACAACTGTAAGATTGACAAATATGATTGGTGAATTGAATTCTTCTAAAGTATATTACAAAAAATATGTTGGTGGTATAGAAGAAGAATTCCATTTTGATTTGTATTCAATGATTACATCGGTTGATTTGAACAGTACTTGCCCAAATTCTTTAGGTTATCCAATATATGATTTTACTGTTGGACAAAAGATAAAATTAGTACTACAAGAAAGTATTGGTTATTTAATTTGCAATGATCCTTGCAGTCCATCTTATGGTTATATTGGTATATCGACTGATCCAGAAGGTGACGGATATCAACCATTTGAAATTACATTCTATAGTTGGGATGTTTATTATCAATCTGGTTTTTATCAACAGGGATATTCATTTCATGCAATTGTAGATGGAATTGATGAAAAGGGTGCAATTACTAAGATAAAAATACTAGATCCTGGATTTGCATATACTGAAGAAAATATTAAAAGGTATGGTACACAATTTGATAATAGTGATGGTACAGGTAGAGTATATGATTGTTTAATTCAATACAATGTCGGATATTTGATGGAATATGAAGGTCGTTATAAGTCTAAAAAATCATTGTTGAGTGAATTAGGTATTCTTCCAGACAATTATTATTATCAGCAAAATTCATATGAAATTGGATCAATTGTAACACCATATCGTTATTCTGATATATTGAAGAAAAATGTCCATCCTGCTGGTTATCAACCATTTTACAGATATGATATTCTCGATACCATAGTAGAAAAAGCAATAACAAATAGTAGTACAGAATCTTCAAATAAAACTGGGTTTATAGGATTCAATGAAGATGGTACTTCTAATTTTGATAATCTGGAACAAAAAATAGGAGAGTCTAATCTTATTCCACCAGATCAAGATGTGCTTGGACTTAGATATTTTTTGCAATTACCCACAGAGGTTCTGGAAGAAGATCTATATACACAAGAATCTACCAATGGTTCAACCGATGGTATTATTCTTCCTTACTATGATACAGATACCGTAGTGGATTTTGAAGAAGAGCAAAGACCAAATCAAGACAGAACGGCATCTCCTCTATCAGATCCATCATCGGTTGTAGATAAAACCCCGCCATAACTAGTATTTTATAGAAATTATTATGCCAAAAATTAACACATCAGTACAAACGGAAGCAACTACAGGAAGCATTCAAAATCTTTTGGATGATCCAAGTAATGTATATAATCAAATTTTAGGTTCTTTGCCTGATGTGGTTATTCCGACAAATCCGGTTACTACAGATATCGCTACAGACTATGTAATTACTACTGATAAGAATACAGACTATGTAATTACTACTGATAATAATACAGATTATGTAATTAGTACCGATATTACTACGGATGTAGTGCCACCATTGACTGCTGCGGATTATGAAGTGTTTGGTGCTAGTTGGGGTGCAAACGCTTATTCTAGCGCACCATCTGTTGTTCCTTTTGTTTGGGTTGATCCTATGGGTGGTTGGAAAGGACCATCGACAACAGATAGTACTGATGATTATGTCAGTACAACAAATTACAATAAGTTTAAGACTAATTTAGCAAAAATTCCAGAAGGAAAGAG